GGATGATGGGCTTTCCGATTGGATGGACAGAACCACCAAAAGAGAACACAACAAACGAATCAAAGCCCTTGGAAATGCCATAGTTCCAGCATGTTCGGCCTATGTTGCTGAATGTATTTTGAACAGTGGTCTTGTTGATGATTTATTGGAGAATGAAGAATGAAAGATTTTGATTGGATCGATGTTGCAGACTTGAAGCCTTGGTTGAAAAACCCCCGGTGGAATGATCAAGCCGTTCAACCGGTGGCCGCTTCCATTGAAGAGTTTGGTTTTGGAGCGCCGATCGTGGTTCAATCTGGATCTAATATGATCATTGCTGGCCATACCCGTTTGAAGGCGGCGATCAGACTTGGTTGGAAAAAAGTACCGTGTCGAATACTGGAGATCACCGATCGCAATGCTGAACGGTTGGCGATAGCAGACAACAAAACAAATGAAATAGCAGATTGGAACGAAGAACACCTTCAAGAAATCATGGCCGCCTTTGAACCAGAAGAACTTGAAAACCTTGGTTTCAATGATGAAGAGTTGAATGATCTTCTTGGTGATGGTCAAAACGATGAAGACAACATTGATCAACCAGCTACTGAACCGGCCAAGGCTTTCACAAATCAAACTTTCACGTTGTTGAAAGGTAATTGTTTGGAGAGATTAAAGGATCTTGAAGATGCTTCCATTGATTCTGTTGTTTGTGATCCACCCTATGAAATTGATTTTATGGGTAAAGGATGGGATCGATCTGGCATCGCTTACAGTGTTGAACTATGGTCTGAATGTTTGAGAGTGTTGAAGCCCGGCGGCCATTTGATCGCCTTTTGTGCAACAAGAACCGTTCATAGAATGACAGTTGGCATTGAAGACGCTGGTTTTCAAATACGTGATCAGTTGGTTTGGTGTTATGAATCCGGGTTTCCAAAGTCATTGAATGTTTCAAAGGCGATTGACAAAAATCTTGGAGTTGAAAGTCAGATCATTGAAGAAAAACCAACACAAGGTATTGGAGGAAATGGTGTCTTCAATGGTCACAGTGAAAACGCAACTTGGAAGATCACCAAAGCAACCAGTGAAGAAGCCAAACGGTTTGAAGGATGGGGTACAGCATTGAAGCCAGCCTTTGAACCAGCGGTATTGGCAAGAAAGCCCGTTGAAGGTACGATCGCCAACAACTTCCTTCTTCATGGTGTTGGAGGTTTGAACATCGAAAAGACGCGCTTTCCATATGGTGATCCAATCTGGTTTGGGAGTGATGAAAAGTGGAAAAGAGAAAAAATAACAATAAAAGAACAGAAACCAACTGTTGTTGGGTGGGGTAATCAAAATCCATTAATGAACAATGGCGTTTCTATACCAAATCCAAATGGAAGATGGCCAGCAAACATTGTAAGATTCAAGAAGGCACAACGATCAGAACGTGAAGAAGGTCTTGATCACTTGGAATCCAAGAAGGGTTTTGAAGCCGTACACCGTAAAGAAGGATCGGCCGGGGTTCAGAATCCAAGGGCCGGAGCTGGTCGAACTTCTGAAAACGTGAAGAACTTTCATCCAACTGTGAAGCCGCTTGAACTCATGCGTTGGCTAGTCCGTTTGGTGACTCCAGAAGAAGGTGTTGTTCTTGATCCTTTTCTTGGAAGCGGTACAACGGCGGCGGCGGCTATGCTTGAAGGGTTCAGTTGTGTTGGTTGTGAAATGACCAGTGACTATTGGCCGATCATTGAAGGCCGTGTTGAAAATGCTAAAAGACAATATTTAGAGAGGTTTGAAGATGGGACGTAAAACAAAGATCAATGAAAGCGTTGTTTCAAAGATATGCACGGCGATCAAGTTGGGTTGTACTGTACAACTGGCCGCCGGGTATGCTGGCCTTCATGTTAGAACTATATACTTTTGGCTTCAACGTGGACAGGATGACAAGACCGGGCAATTTAAAGATTTTTACACACGTTATAAGGAAGCAGAAGCAATTGGAGCGGTAAACAACTTGGCCTGTATCAACAGCGCCGCCAAAGGTGGAGATTGGAGGGCCGCCGCTTGGATACTCCAAACAAGACACGGTTTCTCACAAAATGCACAACAGATCGATCCACTCCAAGAACAAGTGGAAGCACAACAGATCAATGTGAAAGAACTTCTGGAAGCCGTCAAGGAAAACCAAAAGGAGTTGGAAGCAATCAAAGAACCCGGTTCAAAAGAATGAAAGATTATAAAGATTGTGAAATTGTTGTTGGTGTTTCCGGTGGTAAAGATTCAACCGCCGTTTGTTTAGATCTTATTGAGCAAGGATATACACCCGATCAATTCAAAAGAGTGTTTGCTAATACAGGTTGGGAAGACGCTTCAACATATGAATACCTTGAAGAACTTAAACAACATATTGGAGAAATTACTTTTATAGAATGTGAAGTTGAAATTGTTGAACAATACAAAGAAGTCATTGAAGAAGTTGAAAAATTACTTGGATTCAAAAGTCCGTTTGTTAGACTTGTTTTTAAAAACAAATGTTTCCCAAATGGTTTCATCAAATGGTGTACAAGACAGATGAAGATTGAACCGTTCGTAAAATACTTTCACCAGCTTAACACCGAACCAATAAATCTTGTTGGAATACGAAAAGAGGAATCTAAAAGACGTTCAAAAATGGATGAATGGGAGTACAATAATAATTTTGATTGTTGGACACACAGACCGATCTTGAACTGGTCTTTTGAAGATGTTGTTCAAATACACAAACGGCATAACATAACACCTAACAATCTCTATTTGAACGGCTTTGATCGTGTTGGTTGCTTTCCTTGTATATATTCAAATAAATCTGAACTTAACAAGTTAACACCAGAACGAATTAAAATCATTGAAATCATAGAAAACGCTCTTGGTGGATTCATGTTCAATCCAAAGAACGGTGAAGGAATACAAAAGGTTATCCAGTGGTCAAAGACGGCCAGAGGTGGAAAACAACTTTTTCTTTTTGATGAAAAACCACCAACCTGTAAAAAGTGGGGTCTTTGTGGTTTGTAATCAATGTCCAGTTTGTGAATGTGATCCATGTGATTGTGATGATCAATACATTCATGATATACTTTCAATGTTGTGGACTTGGCAACGTTCAAGTTTTGTCAACTGTTCTTTTGGTGTTGGAGTCGGGGACAGCTCCAACACCGTTTTCTTCTTTGTGATTGCATGAACAAACGTCAACTTCTGAGGATGTACGAACAACAACAACTTCTGTTGACCATTCAAAGAAATCACCCTTTGGCCTTGGCCCGTCTATGGTCACCCCGTTGTGAAAGGTGGAGTGGAAAGAAAGACGATGATCGGCCAGTTGGTTGTGGTGAACCAATGGAACACCTACACACAACACGCTTCAAGTGTTCTTCATGCAACATTGAAGAGAATAGAACCAGTCAGAAACACGCGTTGATCGGTATGGGTACAGAAGCACATTTGATCGGCGGTGGAAATCGCGCCGGGAAAACTGATCTTGGTGCACAATTGGCCGTTGCCGTTGCTTTGGGTTCAAACGATTGGAGTGTTCAACAGTGGTTGGAACTTAACGATCTTCCAGAAGACCTTGTACAAGAAGAACCGTCCACAGTTTGGTGTGTTGCTTTGTCTTATGGAGATTCGATCGAATACGTACGGCCAAAACTTGATAAATATATGCCAAGATCAACCAAGAAGAGCAAATGGAACGCTCAAGACCGGGCCACAGCATCTTTTGAAAACGGTGGAAAGATTGTCTGTTTGTCCTATGAAGCCGGCCGGAAAAAGTTTCAAGGCCAAGGAGTGAAGTTGGTTTGGATCGATGAAGAAGGAAAAGACGATCAAGTTTTCATGGAATGTTTGATGCGAACGATCGATCTTGGTGGCCGTGTCATTGTAACAGCAACCCCGGTTGATGGTTTGAACTGGTTGTTTGATCAGTTTGTTGAAGAAATCCGTGAAGGTTATTCAAGAATCCAGATCTCCGGACTTGATAACCCTTGGATCGATAGTGTAAAACTGAAAAGAACGGTTCAACATATGACCGAAAGCATGCAAAGAACCCGGTTGTTTGGTGATTTTGTCAGTCAAGAGGGTTTGGTATATGATGAGTTTGATCCAAGATACCATGTTGTGAAGCCGTTTGACATTCCAAAGGATGGTGAAATATACCGGGCTATTGATTTTGGTGTCAGAAATCCTTGGTGTACTTTGTGGATCTATCGTGATCGTGAGGGTTTGTTTGGTGCTGATGATTCACTTTATGTTTATAGAGAGTATTACAAGACGAATCGA